AAATGGTATTCTTTCTAAATTGCTTAAATCTGGTCCAACTTCTACACCAATAGTTTCAAACATTCTAACTGTAATATCATATATTCTTTTTGTCTTACCTTGTGATGTACCATTCTGTGATCCAGCATTTAATCTCATAGTTTGTAGTAAAGATGTATAAGCCAAACCTACTTTAACATTTTTTGATGAACGATCTAAAGTAATACTACCAGAGCTTACAGTTTTATCTGGGTGAGTTGCACCATTAGCTAATATAGAAACTGTTTGTCCTTCAAGGTGATCTAATCCTGATATTGTACTTACAGCACTACCACTATAACTTAATGCACTATCTAAAAAATTAAATGATGTGTTATCTGTTTGATCAAAATCAAATACATTTAATATTTCTACAAATCTTCTAGTAGCACCATTGATTGTTCTTTTAACAATTACATAGACTTGATATTCAGTATCGTCAGTTGGAATAACTGCAACACTTTCACATACTGCTTTACCTTCATCAGTTTTTGTTAATCTAGTAGAATCATCTAAAGATGTAACATTTAAAAATCCTGTAGACAATGGTGATGTTTCTGTAATCGTAACTACATTACTACTAACTGTTGCTGTAAAATCAGAATCAGCATCTATTAATGTTTTTAAATTTGTTGCTGTTTGGTTATTACTTGTTGTTGTATGAAATTTACCAGACGTAGCAGATGTAGCGGATGTAAAGGTTGTAGTCGTACCATTTGCTTTTGTTAAAACTATTCTTGTACCATTTGCTATATTTGCATAATCAGTAACTGTAATTGTTGCATTACCAAATCTACCACCAAAAATATGTCTATGCCAAGCAGTTACTTGTTGTTCTCTTTGATAAGTTAATCCTACTAACTCACCATCACCTCTTACAGCATAAACAATTTGATTTGGTTCTTGTTGATATGCAATTTGTGTTAAACCACCTTCACTAATGTGTTCGGCAAGAATAGTCATATCGGGTGCAATATAACCATCTACATCAAAGTTATAAGCTAGTTCTCTAATTTTTCTTTTAGCTCTTTGTAAAAATAATGTTGCGTTACCTACAGCTATAGCATCTACGTTTGCTGCACCATGGTTAGATTGTTTTTTAATTAATATGTTTGTAGGTGTAACTGCACTATCTGTACCACCTCCACTTACTGTAAATTCACCACCTGCTGTACCTATAATTAAAGTTCTTGTTGAAGTCATAAATCTAATGGCATTAACTTGGTTAGATGCGATTGTATAAATAATTGCATCATCATCAGCTATTGTGCCACCAATGTTTGCATCCATGTTTTCATAATCACCAGACTTTGAAAAAAATACTGTTTGTGGTTGGTTAGTTGTTCCTGCAAATACTAATCTTTGTTCAAAAAAGGTTACAGAGGAAGCATGACCAGTAGTATCAGAAAATGATCCTAGATACCAAGCGGTAATAGAATTAGCATTTGTAAAAGCTGTTGTAATAGTTGCTACTGCTATTGTTGTACTTGTTATAGCTGTGATAACTCCATAGCCAGCATTAAAATGTATTTGTCTACCTATGTCAGTTGATATAAATCCTGATCCACCATTTATTCCAGTAACCGAAGATGCGGTTATATCTCTTGATCCAACAGATGCACTAGAGGGTGTTAAAGTTGTTGTTGTAGTATTAACATCCATAAAAGGTCCATTGGTAAAATCAACATCAGTTAATGTCCAAGTGGTATGAGCAGTACGAGATAATTTTGTAGTTTCGTGTAAAGGATGCGTAATATACATAACATCCGCAGATTGTGCAAACTTAATATCAAAAAGTTGTGCAGTAGTATAAGGTGTTGTTAATTCAAAAACTTTGTTAGCTACACCGCCAGAACTATAAGCAGTAAATGCAGAACTGTTTATATCTACTCCATCTTTGTCTTGTAGTTCAAATGTGTTTGTTGTTTTATCTGCAACTAAAAATCTTTTACCATTAACTTCTGTCATACCAGAAACACCACTAATCAATACTTCATCACCATTTGAATAACCATGTGAAGTTGCAGTTACTACTGCTGGATTAGCAGCGGTAATTCCAGATATAGTTTTATCTCCTTCTAATACAGCACCACTATCTTTATACACTCTCATTTTTAAGTTTGAGAACTCAAGCATATAAGTTTGTGTTGTTGAAAATTCAAAAGGTATTAATCTTGTTTTGTTATCGCTATCAGCAACTTCTGCTAAAAATGTAGAGCCGGGTCTACGAGCTGCTGAACCATGTGGGTATACTACTAAATTTTCTAATGTTGAACAACCAGAACTATATTTAGTTAAATCTGTTCTACCATCTAATCTTGGAGATAGTTCACCACCTGTAAAGTTTGTTAATTCAACTGCAACTCTAGCCATGGTCTAAAACCTTGAGTTAATAAATGTACCTGCGTCTATAACATCTGTCATGCCTAAATCTTGTTCAACATTTTGACCTTCAGTTGAATCTACAAATCTAGCATCTTTTAATTTATCTTGAAACAAATTATACATATTTGTTGCTGTAGTATTATTGGAAGTAACTGCAAAAGCAATATCAGCAGCTAAAGAAGCAGATAAAGTTTCTCTTAATAATTCATCATACTCATTAGGATCTGTAATTCTACCAATGTATAATATTTTCATACTAGATGTATTACTTAATATTTTTCTACCTTCTACTTTGTAGTTTGAATCATAATCTAATATACGAAGTAATCTTAAACAATCTGCTGGTAAAGTATAAGCATAACTAAAACCCCAAGCAGGAGCTGTAGTGTCTGCTGCTAGTTCAACTCTTTTTTGTAAGCAGTTCCAAGGATGTGTTCTAAATAAACCATCTCTTACTTGAGTATATCTTGAATTGCAAAGTCTTGCGTTTTTTGAATCTTCTGTAAGTGAAAGAATAGTTGTTGCACCTAATTGGTTTAATGCTCCATTACAAATGTCTACTGTTGATGCCATATCACTTCCTTATAATATACTTACGTCTTATTTGTCTATCTTTTTCTAACGCAAATATTTCTGCTTCTGTTCGTTCTTCTTTAGTATCAAAGCCATAATGATATTTAGTATCATGTTTAAACCTATCTACTAATACATACCTGTACACATAATTATCTTTTTTAAAGTGTAGTACAGGTTTTAAATCTTGTATCTTTTTCATGCACTCTAGGCGGCTTCCACTCTCGCTTTCACCGCCTAAAATTTTATTTATTAGTCTACTGTGTATTCAATAACAAAACTTAAATCACCAGCAGTATTACCAGCAGCATCAAAAATGATACCTACATAGTAATATCCTCCCGGATCAGAAGATTGTCCAGCATCTTGCCAAACTTTCTGTCCCATTTTGTTAATATCTCTAGCTTCAAATGCTACTTCAGTTCCGACAGTTACTGCACCACGAAGGTCAGTAATCGCAGAAGCATAAGCATCATCATCAACCGCAGCAATAGCTGTTGTCCATAAACCAACATCCGCAGTATTAGTAGTTCCAGAATCTAAATCGTCATTAAACAATTTGATAGAAGAAATACTAGCATTAGTTGGAACAGGAGCTAACATAACTGTATCAGTAGCCGACAAGTCTCCAGATGCCAAAGCAATAGTACCTTGTGCAATTCTTTTTACACCATGTAATTGCTGTGAATCATTTTTGACTTGAGGAACTGCAACAAAGTTAGTTACAATGTCTGTATTTACATTCGCCATAATCTATATCCTCCTATTACGATTCTGTACATTGTACTTCAACAACTTTAGCTTCTTCCATTCTAGTAGCACCAATGCTTGTGCAGTAGTATACTTGAGTGGCATAAGACTTGTCGCTTCTTTCGTCTATTCTAGCATTGACATCTTTGCCAATACCTAAAGCGATTCCATCTTGTGCAAAAGCTATACATGATCTAGTTGTGCTAGATAATGCTAGTCTGTTTGATACAATGAAATTAAAACCAAGGAACGAGTTAATTTCACCATTAGCCAATGCTTTGACTGTGTTGAAATCAGAACTTGTTACTTCAGTTATGTTTAAAAGATCACTTATCTGCCTAGGCGACACGATAATGTGTCTAGGAATTGAAGGATCTACATCTCCTAAATCAAGAGTTTGTTTAGCACTTCTTAATTTAGCGATATTTAAACCAGCAGAACCATGTACGATTTGATTCGCATTAGCTGTGCTTGTTGATCCTGTCTCACCCGTGTACGCAGTACCTAGTGCAGCAGAAATGATCACATCATCCATAGCTCTACCCATTGCCATAGCAGCAGCTTGAGCATAAGATGAAGTTGGATCAATTAAGAGCCTTACTTTGTCCTGTTGATCTATTAGATCAGCAAATTCATAATCCGCAAGAGATACTCTTCTTCTCGCATGAGGAGTATCTATTTGTGGAGTGTCTGAATGTCTGCTAGTTTTTTCAACTGCAGTTACTGAACCAACTTGATCGAAAAAAGCGTTTTTTCCAACCACAGATTCAACACGAACTTTGTCTCTTAATAACGATCCCATTTGTTGAGAAAGCATTTGTACGTTTGCAGAATACTGCTGTACAAAAGCTGTAGTTATATTTGATGACATAATTGTCTCTCCATATTATTGTTAAGTTAAAATAATCAGAAAGGTTCTCCACTAAATAATAGTAGGCATCTCTTGGATTTTAAGTCTTTTAGACTAGAAGTCTATTCCTTCTTGTCAGTAAGGTTCTTGCGAATTTTCTTACCTATTACCCAGTTATAATATTTTTCAGCAAAAGGCAAGGGATCATTTTTTTGTTTCTCTGATCCTGTTTCTTTTACCATTCTTAATATTTCTAACCGAATTTCTTTATCATTAAGATTATTTATCTGCATTTAACATTTCTCTTAATGTATAAACTTGTTGTACCAATTTATCGTGATCTGGATGTTGTTTATTCCAATAAGGTCCATTAGTATCATTAGTAATAGCTGATATTTCAGATTCAATATCTGCAATCGTATTTACATTTTCGCTTTCAGTTGCAACAATTTTATCTTCTGACATCATTCCTGCTATTTTTGCAAATCCTTTAATAATTTCTGGATGATCTCCAAGCCTTGTACCATTAGATAAAGTCATATCTAAAACTTCTGGATTAATATTAGCTTTTGCTAATGCACCAGCTTGTTTAACTTTACCTTCAAAGTCTCTACCCCATTCTTGTCTTAACTCTTGTTCAGCTTGAGATTGAGCAGTTTCAGTATCTATTTTTGCCTGTTGTGCAGAGCCTTCCATATTATTTTTATAAAACTCTAAAATACCTTGAGCTTGTTTATTATTTAAACCCAACTTATGTGATTGTTCGGCAAAAGATTTAATTGCATTTTCATCAAAAGGAACAACATCTGATTTTGCATCTAAAGCATATTTTTCTGGAGATTCTGGTCTACCTAATTTTTCGTAAGCTTCATCCCATGCTTCTTGAGTTGAATTATTTGTTGGTATTGCTATTTTATCTTGACCAATCATTTTAACTGCATTGATATAAGATTTAGCTAAAGCATCTGCTTCAGTAAATTTTTCAATGTTAGGATCATTTCTATAAACTTCACTAATAGAATCTTTCCAAGATGATGTTTGTGGTGCAGGAGTATCTGCTCCTTTTACTGCAACTTGTGTAGCAGTTGGTGTTGGTTGTACTGTTTCTGTAGTCGCTTGTTCTACAGGCACAGTTTCCTGTGTTATCTGTTCATTTGACATTTTTATTTTTCCTTATCGTTTCGTAGCATTGATTTAATAAATAGAATGACACTACGTTGTCCTTCCATGTATGCACTTTCATGGCTATCACCTTTTACATTAGTGGTAGAATGATAATGACATCTTTTTTTAAGGTCAGTTAAGACTTCTTTGCCTTCTTCTGTATTGAATATATATTGATAATTTTTTTTTAGTC